TCGAAGTATAAAATCCAGCAAGTCTATCGCCCCATCCACATGATATATCAATAACACTCTTGGCGTTTGCACCATCATAAACAGTTTTGGCAATCATAGGTTTGAATTGAGTTGCAACATAACCACTTAATCTAAACATTGTTCTCCAAGTAACAATATCAATAGCGTGTTCACTTGTGTTGGCAAATGGGCGAAACAAAAATAAAAACATCGAATGTGTTCTTTTACTCATTGGGTTTGCCCATGCCCAAGCAGTAGATTTTGCTTTGTGGTGGCCACAAGTGTATCGATTTTCACATTGAAAATGATTACTTATCCCGTTAGTAGATGAACCGGCAGAAAGAATATAGTCCACATTAACTTTTTCATCAAACTTATTTCGTATAAGTTCTTTGTCTATATCTGTTTTTATATGATCTAAGTGAGAACTCTCTAAGATAGTTATGAAGTCTTTCTTCATTTTCTTGATAGAGGGTCGAGAGATAGGTAGTGGTGGTTTATGATTTAGAATGTATCTTTGTATTGCAGAAATAATGATAGTGCAACCATCATGTATATCACCTTCTGTTTTATTCCTACAACAAAGTTCTTTCCACTCTTGTGCGTTGAACATAGGAACATGCCATTCGTTTTGAGATGCTTTATAGATTTCTGCATCAATATCCATAGGAAGTGGCACGTTCTAACCTCTAAAGTTGGTAATAAGTCTCATTCCGAAATTGTTCGGTTTTTCTGGTAAGGTAACACCCTTTTTAAGAATTAATTTATTTTTCTTAAATGGATTATAATCTACGTAGTGATGCCATCGGTCATACTTCCAAACAACTTTCGATACGTCTGGATGGATATCTGCCAACATTTGTGATTTAGCAACTGTACCTACTGCGTTATATTTCTCACCCTTTTGAACTTCGATTAGACCTTCTTCCTTCTTAATAGCAACACCAGTCTCCTCATCAAAGTCAACTTCTGAATGATAGAACTCATCTGTATTACCACCCTTAACCGTTTGAGTTGCAGACTTACCTTGTAAAAAAACATTGAATTGAATCGTACAATCGCCATCTTTCAGAATATCCAAACTAAGAATAGTATCTTCATTATATCGTCCACGCCATCGATGTTTACAATCATTGCGTATCAAGTTACATGAATAGATACGAGTGTTTGTAACATATGGTGGATACTTAGCATTAGGTGCAATAAAAAACCTATACTGTAGTCCAGACATAGGAACATTTTCATATCTATCGGTAAACTCTTCACATATGTAAAAACATATGCCACTTTCTACACGAATGCGAATGTTGTTATGCAACCTATAGAAGTCCGAGATATTATCATCCATTACCCAATGTGAAGTATGACCATTAGCAATCGAATGGTCCCATGCAAAGTTTCTTGCACGGCCTGGTCCATCACCATGATTAGAGAATGGTGCTTCAACAAGAGTTACCCAAGGCCTGATATTAAAATTATCAAGTGCAGTATTATACAGTTTCATATCTTGAGGTTCGACCACAATATTATGTGGCACTTTCATACGAGATAGTGACCTTGAAGTCCCCATTGATTCATGCCGACCCTTAGAGACAATATAAATGGGATATTTAGGATTAGTCATTAGTCTTCAATCCACCTCATAAGAGAGTTTTTTGTAATCTCTAATTTAGGATGCCAACATGATTTAGTTTTACTCGTTATGTCTTGTCCGATCTTCTTTGCGAAGTCTTGATAGTCTTCTTCATTCCTAAAATGAACATAGACAGTTCTATATGGTGCATTATTTTCCTGATTATATTCAGGCATACCTTTCCAGTGTTTCTTCCACTCAGGTTCTTTCTTTGTCGATTCGACAATCTTCTTTTTATCTTCTTCGGCCAATCCCATAAAGTCCAGAAGTGAGACTTGCTCATTCTCTGGATTTGGTTTTACACCAAGAAGGTTGTCGTATTCGGCACTTTCTTCAATTTTGCCATCATCTGTCATATATTAGTCCTCATCTTTAATACATAGTAACATAGTTTATTGTCAAAGTCAAGAAGATTCCATGCATTTGCTAAAATTCTTATCTTTATAGAACTCTATCTTGTTGTTAAACTTGCCGTCTAGAAGTTCTCCTTTATGACTGATAACAAAAACGTTTGTATCTTCATCAAGGGTATTAAGTATCTTTAATAGATTTTCGATTCCGTCATGGTCTAAAGATGAATCAAACGTTTCGTCTAAAATTAAAAGATTGGTAGAAATACTGTTCTTCATCTTAGCAATGGTGCGCCAAGTAAACATTAATGCTAAATCGATACGTTGCTTCTCACCTTCTGAGAATGACTGATAACAAAAATCATCTCTATGTCTAGACCGAATCTTTTCTACGAAGTTTTCATCAATATTAAATGAAACGTAAAAATCAAGTACCTGTAAATATTGATTGATTAGTTTATTCATTACAGGAAGATATTGTTTAATAATCTTCGTTTTGATTCCTGTATCTTTTAACATTTCAACAATAACGCCACAATACTCGATATCATCTTTAACTGTTAACCTTGCAGTATTAAGTTCTATTCCATCTGACTTCAAATTATCAAGGTCTGTATTTGCATTATTAATATCTGCTATGGTATTAGAAGGTGCTTCTATTTCTTTCACAATCTTCTGGATTGTCTTCTCTAAAGATTCAGTAGTCTTCGTGTTACCATGAACTTCTTTTTCGACCAGACTTAACACACTCAATTGTGTACTTGCTTTATTATACTCATCTTCAAATTGTGTGATTAATACTTTTGCGTTTTCAATGTCTTTTGTTAGTTCCATACCTCGAGATTTGGTCTCAGTTAAGGTAACGTCTTTCTTTTCAGAAGAAATTGTCTGGTCACATGTGGGACAAGTATCATGTTCTTTATAAAATTTTGAATGTCTTACAAGTTGAGCGAGTTCAGATTTATATCCTGCTATAAGTTTTACAATTTTAGATTTCTCATCTAATGCTTTACTCTGTAATAGTTGTATAGGTTCTTGTTCCTCTTTCAACCTTTTTGTGAGAGTTTCGTTTTCTTTTAACAGTAAAGAAACTTGACTTTTATATTCTCCAACATCCTGTAACTTTGCAGTTTTTGCATCTTCATTAATCTGAGTAATGTTTTTCAAGTATCTCGTTTGAGATTCTATCTTGGTCTTAAGTATTTCAAGTTGGTGTTTATTTTCTTTTGCTCTTTCTTTTAGAGAGGATAACTTCTCTTTAATTAAAATATTCATCTTAGAGAAAATATGAATATCCAAAAGGTCTTCGATTACTCCTCTTCGGTTTACTGCGGTAAGTTGCATAAAGGGTATGAATGACGTTGAACCTAAAACAATAATCTGATGAAATGTTTTATGATTTAACTTAAGAATGGTTTGTTCAAGTACCTTTTGATATTCTCTAGAATGTGATTCTTGATTGATGAGTTCACCATCTCTCCATATCTCAAAGACATTCGGTCTAACACCTCTTACAACTCGATAATCTTTTTGACCAATAGCAAACCCAACTTCAACAATACAATCTTTTTTATTGATTGAGTTTACAAGTTGATCTTTTGTGATAGGTCTATGTGCCTTCGAGAATAGAGCATATGACAACGCATCTAACATTGTAGATTTACCAGAACCATTATGCCCCACAACAAGTGTGGTCTTGTTTTTGGTAAAATCTATTTCTGTAAAGTTGTTTCCAGAACTTAGAAAATTCTTATATTTAAGGGTCTTGAAAATTATCATAATCTAAAAAATCTCAAGGGTCTGTGCTTCATCCATTAAATGTTTGAGATTGGATTTAATCCTATCTCTATCCAAATTAGTCTCGACTGCATCTACATACGAATATAACAATGTCTCGGTATCTTCTAAACTAACCTTTTCATCTTCTACATTATCACCCATAAAATCATCGAAGTTTTCCGCAATCTTTAATTGGTGTATATTTCTCTTTTGTATTCTATCAATGAGTGTGTCAAAAACAAAATTATCTGTTTTATTTTGTACGATAACTTGAACAAACTTCTCATTAAGATAGTCTAGATTGAGGTCAAGATAGTTAGTGCCCTTTGAATCATCATAATATATCTTCTCAAATATTGTAACAGGATTTCTAACAGCGGTTAATTCTCGTGTATTTGTATCAAACGTGTGGAAATACTTTGCGTCTTCTGCATCATTCCAGTAGAACTCCATCTGAGATCCTAGATAATGAATGTTTCCTTTATTTGATTTAGTATGAAAATGTCCAGACATAACTAGTTCAAATCTTTTGAAAAGGTCTAAGTCCATTCCATGTGTGCATAGTATACCCTTGTTCATTTCGAACCCTTTCAATTCAAGATGGGCACCAATAATGTCTGCATCACAATTTGCAAGGAACTTAATAATGTCTTCTTCGTTTTCAGGATTAATCCAAGGGATAAGTGCTAATTTAAGTCCGTCATAGTTCATAACAGTTGGATCCATAATTAAATGGATCTCATTCATGTAATGACCTAGTAGTTCTTTTAATGAATTGAGGTCGTTGGTGTTCTTATAGTATACATCATGGTTACCAGGAATCAAGTCCATAGTAATACCATGTTCTCTAAGTTTGTCTAGAAAAACTCTACGATGGTGAGATAATCCCTTGATAGAAATGAATCTACGATTATCAAAATAATCACCTAAGTGAACAACGTGCTTTATATTATTTTCTAAAAGATGTGGAAAAAAGACATCATTATAAAACTTCTCTTGATAATCCAAAAAGATATCACTAGAATTTCTGATACAGGCATGTGTATCGTTTAGAATAGCAAACTGCATTACTCGTCTATAAATCCAGATAGGTCAGAATCAACGTGCGGCCTTCTCTTTTTCCTTTGTACTTTGGCATAGGTTTTTACTTGCGAATCGATATGTCTAACAGTATCAATTCTACCTCTCAAGACATCAACAAACGCATTAACACCAGCAATGTTCTCTACGTTAGCACCACCATCATCTAGGAATCCTTCGATACCCATCTCTTTGATGTACTTCATTTTAATGTCTTGTTGTTTCTTTTCTTTTTGAATACGTCTAATAAAAGCATACCAAGCAATTTGAGTAAAGTAAGCAAACGCATTTGGTTTACCTGTTCTTGTGGCCGCTTCGATATTATAATTCTTAACTGCCGATAGACAATTCTCTACACCATCCATTACCATTTCTTCTCGATAAGTGTATCGAACAAAGTTGGCCTTATGTGATAAACCCTCACATATTTTTAGAAAACATACAGCAATGTAATCCGGCACAATTGGTAACGATTTTTCACTCTCGGTTGCGATAATACAAATACTAACGTAATCTAAAACGGCCAAAGAAAACTTATTGTTATCAATGTAATGTATACTGTTACTATTCTTTTTTGCTGTTGTCATTATTTAATTCCTCACTTATACAATCATAACAAATACTAGACGTAATGTCTATGATTTTTTTAACTATATTTATTTTATAAAATTCATTGACTTATTAGAGACTTCTGTGTATAATAAAGCTATACTCACCCAGAGATATATACTAATTTCAGTGAATAGCATCGTTGCCACCATGAATGAGTTTATAACCATCTGAGTCTATTAAACGGTTGATGAGATCCATTCCTTCATCTTCGTTATCATATCTAGATGCATTTGATGCATCTTGTGATTCACAAAATCTATCATACTCATCTAAAACGTCTGTACTAGGATTTCCAATTGCTACAATATAACTTGCATCAAAAACAATTACATCTGTGTTTCTATCTTGATGAACCATCCATGGATTCAACATATACCATCTTCGATTTTCATTCCATTGAAGTTCAATTTTCATAGGTCTTCGAATGACCATTGTGAATTGATCTTCAATTTCAGAAACTTCTTGCTCTAGGACTTCGGTGACAATTTCATCACCACTTGCTAGTTTAAACTGTCTCACTTCTTTCATTCTATATCCACCTTATAAACTTTATGGTTAAATTGCTCATTATTATAAATTTTAATTCGTTCTGCACTATGTTCTAGAGTAAAATTCTTCTTGCTCTTTATATGTAGATCATCTGCTAAGTCGTATAATGTAGTCGCTCTACCATCATCACTCTGTCTTAAACCTCTACCGATACTCTGTAACACTCTTATCTGAGACTTACTTGGAGAAGCAAATATAATATTATGTAAATTCCTAATGTTGATCCCAGTAGAGAAGGTACCAAGACTAGCAACAACAACTGAATTTTTCTGCTTGTCAATAATATGACGAATAACTTCTCTATCAGATGTTTCAGTTTCTCCAGATACATAGAAAACTTTCTTCTTTCCATCTATTTTTGTATCAATCATGTCGAACAAAACTTTACCATGTTTTTCAACAAACTGAAATAGAACTAGCGTGTTACCATCTAAACTTGATGCAAGATTGCATATAAACTTATTTCTAGTGCCATGCGTAACTATAAAATCCAGTTCTTCTTGATAATTACTCGTAGTTGACCAAAATCTCTCTCGTTCTGCTTTCGAATAGTTGAATGCGATTATATTTATATTCAACTCAGCCAGTGTTTTATTCTCTTGTAAATCTTTAGTTGTGATAACTTTCTTCACTGGTCCAAAGAGTCCTGTAAGTACCAGTCTATTGACTTGCGTACCATCAAGTGTACCTGTTGTTCCAAATCTATAATCTGCTTCTGTACACTTATTCATAATACTTGATAATGATTTTGCCTTAAACCCATGACACTCATCACCAAACACACAACCAAATTGTCTAAACCATTCAGGTTTCAATTTATAAATTGATTGCCATGTACTAATCGTAACTCGTTTATTTGTGTCTTTATCTTTTCCTGAATAAATAATATGACAGTCATTGTCAGAATCAAAACCATACTCTTTAAAGTCATTGAACATTTGTTCAACAAGAGATGTTGTGGGTACAACTATTAGAATATTTTGATCGTGATTGTCTAGATACCATCTAAGTAGTGTATAGATGATTAATGATTTACCTGAACCAGTAGGAGATTGTAGTACTGCTTTTTTGTGCGTAATTCCGTATGCAACAGCATCATACTGATAGTCTCTTATTTCCCATGGAAGATTGAGACTCTTAATATACTTCATCGTTTCTATATGATTGATAGGATTCTTTGCATTAGGCAATCCATATTCATCACTATCTCTTAGGGTCATAGTATAACCCCTATTCATACAAAAATCTTTTAACTTTAAATATAAACCCGTATTCAACTCTTGGGTCATTCTATTCCATAATCTAATTTTTCCATCCCAAAGTTTCTTTTTAAAGAGTGGCTGATATTTGTGACCAGGCGCAAAGAACGCAAAGTAATCATTAAGTTCAGCGCTTACGCCAGGATCACAGTCCACAAACAAGAAACTGTTATTCTTTAATGTTATTTCTAAATTAATTGCCACTCTCAAATTTTCGCCAATCTATAATATTCTTAATTGTCTGGTGTCTCCAATTAAGATTAGTAATAATCTCTTTTAAAGTGTCAATAATTGTTTTTAGATAAACGATTGTCTCTTCGGTCTTTCTAATATCTTCATCGACACTATAGTAATGTTCAAGGTCACCTTTTAATACTTTAAGACCATCAAACGGGTCAAGTTCCCAACCCCTCTTTTCAATGTCTTCTTTATCCATCTTTCCATTATAATACATCCATTTATCTTTCAAGAGAGTTTTCTGATCTTCTTCCGCTCTCTTAACATTCAATCTCATATTAGAATGAATCTCTAAATACTTTGCGTGAAGTGCTGGTGTCTTCCGAGATGTTTCTGCAAGATCCATCTTATCAATTTCACTGTCAATTTTCCACTCATCAAGTACGAACTTCAAGTCCCAATTTGCCATGTTATATCCTCATTATTAAAAATTATCTATTATGTTAGTATAACAAATACTAACTACAAAGTCAATGATTTAAATTAAACTATTTCCCAATAGGTGTATTTAAAATCAACATTAAATGTTATATATGTAACATCTCCAGTACTTGCTTCGAAGGTAACTGGACTCAAATCTGTTGGAAAGCAGTCTTTGTATAAGATTGTTTTATTCTTATTATTGTGACTAGTTAATACCATAAGACGGATATCGGATTGAGAGAGTTGCTCGGATCGAGCATCTTGTTGTGATGGAGGTTTGTGTTTCGTTTCAACCAGTCTTTCCATCCACTGAACCATTTCTATATAGGTAGTCATATCTTCATCAAGAATGGCAGTTATACTTAATGGTGGGAAAGTGATTTTATCACCAGGAAAAGATGCGTTTATTCTACGAAAAGGAACTTCCGCAGGAGTCATATTCATACCAGGATGAATAATCGATTGTGCAAAGAACTCAAGATTTGGATAGTGTTCTCTTGATATAATTACTCTAAACCCATTAGGTTGTAGATAGTTTTGATTAGTTGTTAATGCCATTATTGATTACCCTTAGTTATCAAGTGTATTTATATAA